ATTCTCCACATTTCTCCACCTTTCTATGACACCCAGGGAGCCAGGTAAATCCTGGCCCCCCGGTTTTCATCAATGCTATTTCTTTACTTATTAATGATCTAAGTAAAGAATTTGTAACGGCTTTAATACCGTTACGCCAGCGTATTGGCCATACGCCACATCTTGGAACTGGAAGTTGTTGAGGGTTCCGACCGCCGTGGTCTGGAAGTCAACGGGCAGCTCCATGAAGAGCGTATCGATATCATCGTGGTAAAGCACAGCGCGCTGTTTATTGACACCAGCTGCTAAGTTACGGGCGGCGATACCGTAAGCCAACGGCAAAATCTTGAAATCGCTTCCGCAGATGGCTTTGAACGCATCTTCGATAAATTGTTTGATCGAGATGGGATATGTTCCCACAGTGCCGGGGACAAGGTTGCCCAAACCGTTGAAATCATCCTGTGGAAGAATCAAGCGGTTGGGGTATACCGTGTAATTGCAGTTCGCCTGGAACGCGCCAATTGCGCCAGCAACAAACGCTGACAATTGAGCTGCGCTCATAGCGGCAATATTCGCCGGGTATAAAGACAGGTTGCTATTGACCTGGCTTTGGGTTAAAAGGCCAGGGAAATTGGTCAGGTCGTCCAGGTCGCCTAAGAACGCGACGTATTGGATGCCTAAATCCCAATCTTTTTTGCGTGATCTGTGCTGGGCTTCGATGGGATCCCAGTTGCCGGAGAAAGCCGCTTGATTCACGTCAAAAATCGTGTAATCAGTAGCCACGCCCCAGTTCTGGACGTAGGTATAAACAGGGGTGACGCCTGCTGTGGCTTTCGTCAAGCTGACGTTTCCGGTCCCTGTTCCGATCTTACCTGCGCGGAACGAATTTGCAGACTTAATGGACAGATTGGTGATGATGTTCTGGCTGAACGCGCCTTCACCTGGGATGACCGTCAGGTAGTCAGCTGGCAGAACTTCATAAAATGATTGTTCGACATACTTGGTGCGGATGTAGGACATCCGGTCAGTGGCGTATTGATAGCCCTGAGAATCAACGGCGATGTCCCCGTTGGCATTTTTTTTCAGAATGTCATAACCGCGCACCTTGCCGTTGTACTTCTTATGGAGGACTTCCATAAAATCACCGCTGGTCAAAAGTTCGCCGTTGTCGGCATTACGATGGGCGCAGACATCTTCGGCGACATTGATCTGTTGGCCCTTGCTGTTTTTAATTGTAATCATTGCTCAAACCTCCCTTTATGGGTTTAAAATCGGTTTTAAATTATGATGCTTTTGGATTGATCAATACCCGGACGATGTCGCCAGTCGCGGATGCGATATCCAGTGCTCTTCCAAGCCACGGGGCTGCCGTTGTTCCTGAAATCTTGTTGGATGATGGATCGTATGAAACAGCGACGCCACGGTTAAAGGCTGTGGCTGCCACCATCGAAACGATGCTGCCTTCTAAGGCAAATTCAACCCTTTCGTTGGCATAGCGTTTGCTCTTCTGCATATTCAAAAGAACAACGCCAATGGAAGGATCGCTGACCGATGAGATGGGTGTAATAACCGGAAGATCGCCCACCTCTGTCGCGTGAAACTTTGCCGCGTACCCACCCTCAAAGGGTGTCGAGCTGGATAAGTCCTTTGAAACCTTTACTTCGATCGCCTGACCGTTCGGATTCATCTTGACGCCAGCCTGATCGGTCAACCCGAATTGATCCATTTGAAAAACCATAGTGTTCCTCCTGTTTAAGGATTGTTAAAATCTATTTTTCTTTGTTGCTATTTTTTGCTTTCCACTCTTTGGCGCGTTCTTCCCGGCTCTTGGCACCTACCGGAGCACGTGCCCCTTCTGGAGCAAAAGTATTCCTTGCGTTATGAAGTTCATTGAAGGACTTGTCCCCCAGCTTTCTGGCGTTCTCTTTTTTGACCGCCTCTTCTTTATCTTTTACTTCCTTGTCTTCTTTTTCTTTGGCCTCGGCATCAGCGGCATTTTTCTTTTCCGTTTCAGCCTTAACGATCTCCTCTTCAGAGGCATCGTCTTTGAGCCCGGCCGCGTTGGCCCGGAGCTTAAGGGAGTTCATTTTTTCTTCTGCGACTTTGGCTTCCTCTTCTTTTTTCTTCTTGTTTTCGCCTTCAGAAGCGTTCTTCTTAGCTTGACGCGCCTTAAAATTCGCCACCAGGTCCCCGACATTGTATTCTTTGCCGTTGGACAGGGTTACTTTTTCGTCCATGCTGATGGGCTCATGACCGTTTTCTTTTTCAAGTTCTTTTTTCTTTTTCTCTTCAGCCTCTTCTGCTTCAACTGCGATCTGGGCTTCTTCGAGTTCTTTTGCATTGATCTTTACGCCGTCAACGTCAACAAAGACGTCTTCAGAATTAAATTTTGTGGTTCCCTTTTCCGCATCCACCACGCCTTGGGCGTTTTTTCTTTTGAACCAGTTAAACATTTGGGCCTCCTGTTTGGGCAATCACAATTTTTCGTGCCGCTTGATATTCCCTGAACTTTATAATATTACAGTTGTAACACATCGTTTGGTAACCAGATGGATAACCCTGTTTCTTTAAAAGACCATAGAATGACGCCCCACCACTGTTACCATTCTTTTTAAGAATCCTTCTTTCTTCAGCGCCATTCTCACTCAAGTGGTCAATGGACAATGCTCTTATGTCGTTAAATCCACATCTGACACATGCTATCGTTCCGTTACCATAATGCCTGAAGACTTCTTCTTTTGTTCGAAGTTGAGCAATTTCAATTTTTGTTTTGTCTCGCGGATGTGTCTTTCTATATTCTTTCATCTGCGCGACTTTTCTTATACGATATCTCCTGTCTGATTCTTTTCCGTTGGGAGTTCTCTTCCAGACTCGAAGATATTTGTTCTGACAAATCTTGCACTGACTGCTCAACCCGTCATGTTTCGATGTATTTTTGTAAAAGAGCGATACTTCTAAAATCTTATTGCATCTTGTGCATTGCTTGGATAGGTCCATAAAATAAAAAAATCGGACCCGTCCTTGCGGACAAATCCGACATTCCCTTTTGAGGATAATTCGGTATTACTATATTTTCATGCTCTCTTTACGCTCTATGGTGGATATGTTGCCTTGATAAAAATTTAGCGTAAGTGAGCCAGTAAACTTAGCCCTAACTATCTCTACTATTATTTTTAACAGTTTATCTATCATCGGTCAAATAGTTTTGTGTTTATTTTTAAGCACCACTGTTTTGACATTTTTCTTGCTATTCAACAAACCCTTGCTCTTAGCAAACTTCAGGAGCTCTGGGGACAGCTGTGTTTCGTCACCTTCTACCGTGTTAACCATGACCGTGCAGACTTCTTCCAATGACCTGCCCTTGCTAATCATGTCTGATGCCACTCTTTTTTCGTATGGATCCAAGGCCGAGAAGTTGATAGAGTTTCTCAGGATCACCGTTTTGCTGTTTAGGCTTTTAGTCTCTCTAAATATAATTGACCACGCCTCTTGCCCTTCAGCCCTGGTGTATCCTTTTTCAAGGCCGTATGAAATCGTGCTGTTTTCGGTGGGATTAAGAATCTCCTCGACCGTTTCCTCTGCCAGCTTCTGTGCTCTGGGGTTGGCGTTTTTTAGTGTGACGGTTTTGCTGTTGGCCAGTTCGATATCTCCGAGGTGGTCATTCTCTCTTATTTTAGCCGCCTTCCCATTCATGCGAATTGCGCAGTCTTCATATCTAGGATTAGAAACAAGCGCGAGGTGCTCGAATACCCCGTCTAAAATGGTGTTATCATATCGCATAGCGTGAAGCTCTCCTGCCGGTCCCAGGGGCTCTTTGACGTTGTACGCGCAGGATCCGCTCCAACCCTCATCCATTATCAGCTTGAGTGCTTTCTCATTTTCAGTAACAAAGGCGCAGTCATACTTCCCTGTCTGGGCGTTCCACCAGGCGCGGGTCACTTCACCGACCTTAATATCGTTGCCCTCATGGTCCTTCTTACCGTTTAAAATATCATGTTTGGAATCGTCGACGTGATTGATAATTAGGGGACATCCGACAAAGGAGTTGAGCATTTTGTCGATGGCTGGCTTGTCTAGGCGAGATATACCGTCTCCCACGTCCTCATAGCTAACAAGGCCGGGCTCTAAGAACCCTTCCATAACAAACTCTTTGCTCTCAGGAGCGCGGTTTATTCTGCGTGTTTTACCGACGGTGATTGGTTTTAATGTGATCATGGTGTCCTCGCTTTTTAGCTCTTGGCTCTGATCATTGGTGAAAGGTCCCGGTGACAGAGCTTAATGTCCATGAGGACATACTGGGCTATACCGCTATCTGCACATCGCTGGGCAAAGATTGTATCGTCTGGTACGTCTTCGCCAGCGTCAAAAAACATAGGTTTGTGTAAACCTTTGAACGGCGCGACCTTAATCAGCGTCATACCAAATCCTAACAAATCCACACGGTGGATTCCAGTATTTTCTTGTATTTCTTGCAGGCATGGTATTTGCAGTTTTGCTATCTCAATAAGGCTTTTGCCTTTCCCTTCACCATCGTTCATTAACGCGCACCATTTATGCGGGTAATGCCTGCTCACGTAGGCGGCGCCAATAACGTCTTTGTCTGCTTCTACTAGCGCCTCCATGGCGTTGTCCGGGACTCCATGAACATCGTCATCCAATCGCAGGATATAATCAAAGTCAAATTGTATAGCGGTGTTCCATATGTGGTTGTTTGCGTTTGTCCAGGACATCCGGTAAGGTGCCAGAAACGCTTGGCACATTTTAAGCGTCCTGATCTGGTTTTGAATCTTTATAAATGAATCAAGCCATCTTGAAGGATCCGGGTCCAGGGCGCTTGTGGGGCATCCAATCAGAATTGTTTTCTCCATTATCCCCTCCCTGGCACAATGATGTCTTTTTGGGGTGTTACTATTTTCGGCTTCTCTTTGTTTTCATGCACGGCCACCAGCTTTAAAGCGTCGGCCAGAATCAAAACGCACTCTGCCTTGTTCTCCAGTGGTCCTACGATTGTGAGCTTTCGCTCTGCGTTTAGGCCGATCGTGATCAATGGCGTTACGATACCTTTAGACATTTGTTTTCTCCTGTATCTTCATCCCCTTATTCCACGGCGATCCCCTCTTCTTTGCCATGGCTACAAAATGATCTCTTGTAAACCCAGCCAGATTCTTTCCTTTTCTGGTATCAGAAAGCTTCTTTATAGTCTCCGGGGAATGCTTCCACCCTGTGCGTTTGATAGGAACTATTTCTCCGGACTGAATCATCCTTAACCGTGATTCCCTCATTTTCTTTTTAGTTTCCTCGGAATGTTTTCTCCCTTTGAATGTTCCCTTTCCATACGACGGGTTGTTTTTACCACGGAGAATGATCCCTTTAAGCCCACCTTCTGCGATGTTGAATACTCTGTCTACCCCGATGGCTGTCCGGACCGCTTGGATTCTGTTCATCTCTAAAAGATCGAGCTCTTTTTGCGTTGAGGCGTATTTTATCAGGTGCGTATGGAAGTTTTCTATACCGTACTTGGCCAGTGCCAATTTAAGGTGCTTTCCGCTGCCCTTGTAATTGGCGTTAAAATTACCGCGTCTTTGGCCGATATATATCCGGCCGTCAAGGAGGCATGTTGTCTGGTATATATATCCAAGAATCATATGTTAAGCCCCGCTTCATTTAAAAGAGGAATTGCTATACATCTGCAACCAAAATCAGTTCCAGGATGAAGCTCAACACCACCTATGTTCGACCTTTTTATCCACTCTCTTCCATTAAAGTATACCGTTGGATCATCCCAGCGACAAATCTTTCCATGCATAACCCTGTGTGTGGGTCTGACCCTTCTATCCATAGAACTTGACCATTTATATTTTATAAGTCCCATATTCTCATATGTGGCTTTACGATATGCAGATACGAAGAGTGAGGTTTCTTGACGGCTTAAAAATTTAGCTTTCCTTCTGCTTACCCCGTATTCAGCCTGTATGCCATCGTACAAATGAGCCGCCCGGTAGCCCTGCATGGTGCTTTCCTGAACCTGGCGCCTTAAGCGCAGGATCTCTTCATCGTACCATTGCTTTATAAAAAGGTTTAAATTCTCGCTGTATTCCCGCGTGATCTTCTCTTCCACATAGCCTTCTATGGCATAAGGGAGGGATAGTTTCTCCGGTATGGTTCCCTGGAGCTGGCTTGTCAGGTCATCTATGATCTTCTCGGTTTCCGGGACAACCTCCACTGGCTTGTAATTCTCGGATGCCTGTGTGAGGATTTTGTTGATCTTATCGGTAACTTCCACGGCCGTGTTCTTGGCTTTGGATATCTCAATGCGGATGTCTGTGGGTATCTTACTTTCGGGTAAAGAATACGCCTTCTTTTTGGCTACCCACTTGGCTCCCAGATCATGCAGAGCCTTGCTTATTTGGGCACTAAACGAGCCGGTGAAGACCCCGCCTTCGTAGATGACCTTGCCTGTGGCAATCGCCCCCTTAAGCGCGTCCTGGGGCCCGGCGTTGCGTTTCTGGGCTGCCTGGGGGAGTTCCTTTAATGCGACAAAGATAGGCTCAAAAATGCACTCATGAAGCATTTTGGCTATTTTCTTCTCTATCTCTGTTTCGTACTTTTGCCTTGTGACTATGGGTCGTAAGGTCTTCATTCGTCTGGCTTCTCCGGTTTCTCAGGCTTGGTCTTGCCCTTCTTGCCCCCTGATGCTGCAGGATCCTCTTCACCATCAACATCTTCTCCCACCATTGCCCGGTTCTCTTCTGGATCAACAAGGCCCTTGCCGACCTCTGTTTCCATTGTAAATATGTTTTCTTCTTTCAAGGCCGCCATGTACTCTTCCGGGTTTAAATGTCCGGAACTTCTCAGCTGGGTCAGGCGGTTAAACTTGGCGTCCTTTACTGTTTCTTCCTGCTCCGCGCTTAACACGCGCAGGGGATGCCATTCAACCTTTAGGTCTTCCGGTACAAAGCCAAACTCGGCCTGGCACAGGATTGAAACTAGCGCTATTGCTGGATCCTCGATCTCTTCGCGCACCCCTTCAACAATCGAGTTATAGTTCTCAAGATCAGACTCACCGGCATCCCAGCCCTTGGCCGCAAAGCCCCAAATCTTTGACTGTGGGAACCCGATGGCGGCGGCCATGGCCGTGTGGTTCTGCTGTTGCATGTCTGCCATGCCTGAAAAGGACTGGGTCTTGGTGACATAGTCGTCTTCCATATCCAGTATCAAAGCGTTCAAAAAGTTCTTTAGGCGATTGGCTATTTCTATGCGCTGGGCTGTCTTGGCCTGGGCGCCTTTTTGCAGGATGTTTGCGTTGAATCCTTTGACTTTGTAAACGTCCACTTTGGCTTCATCCATGAGCTCCCAGCTAACGTTCTGGTGCTTTAGGTAAGCGTTGTATTCCCGGACTACGCGCTCAAGTATGGACATGCGCCATCCCTGCAGGCGCTGCCTGGCCAACGATGGTGCTTCGTCACCCACAACCTTCAGGACTCGGCTTTGGTTAATTGTTTTTGAATAAAACAAAAAGGTTGCCTTTGGGTCCTCCGGGATACCGTTCCAGGCTAGCTCCCAGCGATCGCCAACGATAAACTCAAGTTTCGACTTGTCATCAATTGCTTTTATATTAAATGGGGTCTTCATGTCGTCATCATTTGCGTTGATGATTATCCCTGCACCTCCAAAAAGCCGATCCCACTTCATGGCCTGCTTTAGTGCTCTCACGAGCTTGGTTTTCTTTATTCTTTTATTGAGCGCCTCGATGTCTTCCGGGCTTAACATATCGCTTTTTATTTTAATGCCCTTGCGGAATGCGTCATTTACAGGAGCGTCGACTAATGTCTTTAAAGGTCCAAAAAGTGTATAAGCGTAGGTCAGAACAATGCGGTTTAATGAAATGAGATAGTACGATTCAGCGCCCTGCATCTCAAACGGTAATGACATTTGTTGCTGGTTGTTATTGAATCCGGATGTTGCAAAAATGCCATCAAGCGGGGTGTTCCATGGCCCTGCGTTTTCTACTCTTGGTTTACGGGAATTCTTTTTCTTTGTGATCATTTTATCGCCTCCGATAGCCTAGGTGTAACCCGCCCGGCCCAGTTCTGCGTGTAGGTACCGTGAGGCAGGTGTATGACATCAAAATCCCATAAAGGTAGTTGACACCGCTTATCCGACGAGAAAACGAAGTTACCAAAGATGTGATCGTCCATTTCAGCGGTCGCGTACTTCTCTTCATATATCTTAACACGTCCTTTGAGGCTGTCAGCATTTTTGTTAAATAATTGAAAGTAACCTAAAGCGCGGGACTCGATCGCATTTCCGTGCCGTCTTGTTGGTTCTGCAATTTCTCTGTTTGCATATTTATGCATTAGTTCTGGCATGTATATGCCTCTATCGAAATCATATAGCAATGGCTGAATCTCGCCGGTTGCCTGCGGTCCCCATCTCCGGGTATAGTATATTGTGTCTTTGTCCAGCACCTGTGTTTTTAACCTTGCATCAAAACCCACGGGCAGAAGGATATCAGCATCAATAAGCAAAATCCACTCTTGTGGATCCACCGCATCGATGGCGTCGTTTATTGCCTTGCCTTTCGCTACATGTGGCCCCAGCCTATTTGATATTACTATTCTGGCGCCGTTATCTTTGCAGACTTTGATCGTATCGCGATCATCGCTTGCTGTTACTACCGTGATTTCTTTTGTTCTCTTGATATTGCGTGTAAGTGTAACCCTTAAATAATCGCTGTAGTCTTGGCATACAATAATGACTTTATAATCCAGCGGCACGGAGCGCTCCTTTTAGTTTAATGATTTCATGCGTCCTGGGGTTCATATCAAATCTCACCTGATTGTTTTGTATCCTCCTGTGCACATTATCCACTTCTCTTAATCCGTTGTGTGATG